GATACCTGGATTAACTTCTGCACTTAATATTGCCTGAGCAATGATTTGAGCCATCTGCTGAGAGTATAAGGTCTTTGCTTGTTCAGCATCAGTCTGAGTCAACATAGACTCTCCTAGAGCTTTTATTTGATCTGCTATAGTACTTATATTTACCGCCATATTATTGTTTAAAAAGAAGGTTAATTTTATCTTCAAAATCCTTTTGAAGTTTGGTTAATGCCTGTTGGTTTGTCGCTAAAGGACCAGCACCAGACATTCCTGAAGGTGTCGTAAAAACCATTTTATTTATCTCATCAATAACGCCTTTTGAAAAAGAAACCAAAGATTCTTTTAAAGATGTGATTTTATTGGTATCAGGATCCAAAGTTTGTACAACAAAATACTTAACTGAGTCGCAAGATACCACAAATGGGTTTCTTAAATCCAAGAAATTTACAAATACAATTGTTCCAGTGTTTGGCACCTCATATGAAGTCGAATTGCTTGAAGGGCATATTCTAACTCCAACATAATCTGCGTCACCATCCAATGGAGTTATAACACAAGTCATATTGGTTTCATCCACAGAAACAACTGTTCCTGGCTTAACAAAAACTTCTTTTGATCCAACAATTTTGGTCAAAACATCTTTTAATTGCTTGTTTGAAACTGGAATATTATGCACTTCTAAATGTTAGTTTATATTGTTGAATAAATGAAGCATATTTTTCTGCAACAATTCTTTGAGTTTGAATTTCAATTGCCTGGTTAATGTTTCTTTTACCAGCTTCAACGGCTAAAACATCAATGTCTATTTTATCTTGATCAATTTCTTTTCTTATATCGGCTGCTTGGTTGATATCTGTTTTTATACCAGTTATCATATCAGTTATTGGTTTGATTAAAGTATTCTCAGAACGAACAAAATTAGATTTAATATCAATTGTTGGTTTCCCAACAAAATTGGTTGGATCCGTAATAGTAGTCGTATAAGCATAGAAGTTTAATGCAACAGCAGTTTTTTGACCACGATTTCTTAACGGAATAAACTTTATTGTATTATCCAAAACTCTCTTACCTTTCGCATTGATAGTATTTATCAATTGTTGATCATTTAAACTTGTAGGATCAATTGTAGTTAATTTTGGTGTGTTTGAAGCAAATCCAGAATTAATATATCTTTGAACATCTCCTTTATATAATGAATTATTATCTAATCCATTATCAATTTTTATATTTGAACTCAATAATGGGCCAAGAGTAATTGTAGTTCTATACCCAGAAGAAGAATAAGATGTTTGTACTCCTTGAATAAAATATTTTTGTAAAACCAAATTATATGGTTGAGTATTTAGAGTTTGGTTCTGGTATACATCACAAAATATGATTTCATCGAATAAAGAAACATAATGTCCCAATAAACCAACTGAAGAATTTCTTTTGAATCCAGTGAATTTTACAGAATTCAAAAATTGATCCTTAAATTTTTCTATCTGAGCTTTTGTTGGATCATCAAACAAAACAACATCGTGTGATTCTCCACCAGAATCACCATATGAATAACTTTTTGTGGTATTATCTTTAGAAATAATTTTGAAGTTAATTCTAACAGTAATATCACGAGCATCCTGCCAAGCAAGATTTTTTGTAATCACATATTTAAATATGGGTTCAGTTATTTGAATTCCTTGATTTCTTATTTGTTGAATGATATAATCATCTGTTAATCCAATAGTTTCATACCACAGATCATAATTTTTTATTATGAATTGTTTATCAAAAAAACTAACCAATTCTGGGGGAAGTCCTGTCAACTCAGCAACTCGAAATAAGTTGAATAATCCTCCAATAAAATATGTTTTACCACCATCCAAATTTGGAATCTGAAAGAAACAAGATTTTGTAAAGTATGTTGTGTCCAAAAATGTTAATATATCCATTCCTGTACAGTTTGGAGCACGATAATTTAAAATATCATAATCAACATTAATTAATTTGTCAACTTTTGTAATTAAAAGATAATCCAAAACTTTTGTTTTTAAAGAAGAATCTTTAATGCCATCCAAAGTTGTTTTATATATTTGTGGAACTCTTTCATTATATAAATCAATAACCTTATACATCAAATCTACAACATTTATTTTTGGTGTAGAAAAGTTAAATAAAAACTTCCTAAAATGATAGCACTGGTTCTCAATAATGACATTTGACATTTTTGCATTTGTATTATCAATGTTTTTTACAAATCCAAAAAAGTTTTCATAACGATCTCTTTGGTCATTCTCATTATAAGTTAATTCAACAATTACAATATCTCCAATTTCATATGAAAAAGAATCAAATCTATCTCTATATCTATTTGGTATCGTAATATCAGCTCCATTTTTTGGCAACTGATTTGTCATCTTTAAATTATTTGATCCATCATTTAATTTTATTACTCCATTAACATCATAGGTAGATGAAAATTGCAAAGTACATAATTCTGATATATCACCTTTATTTCTAGTGATTTCAGCAGACATTAAACCAATATCAGTATTTTTGTTATCACCAATGTTTGTGATTACAAATGATTCACCTTGTCTATTGATTATAGTTATTCTATGTACGAGATTTAATATCATTAAAATTGAATTAATGTGTTTGTTTCAGCTTCAATTGTAAAACGTTGAATATTCTTCATCGTTGGATCTGCTGGAAGTGAAAAAGATTTTATAATACAACTAGCTGTGTTTATTCCAGTTTTATTTGAAATCCAATTATTTAATAAGTTAAATTCTTTATTGCGAGTACACATCGTTACAAAATCTGTAACGTCAGGTCTATTTTGATCAGGCACCAATGGATCATCACCAACAAATTTTGCTATAAATAAACCTTCAATTTGAAGTTTATAACTTGATGAGTTAACAAATTCTTGAATATTTCCTTGGTAGCCAATTGGCATTGATTCAACGTAATTATTTGTTTGTGAAATAGAAATTGTTGCGATAGGAATATTCAAAGTAATTGTTTCTTGATCGTTGATCGTTGAATCAAAGAAATTCCTTAATCTATAAGAAGAAGTTAAAATCAAATTTGGAATTATTGCCTTATTAAAATAACCATCAACATTTGTTGTGGGATTATTTGAAATATTTAAAGCAATATTCTTTCCATCATTATTTATTTGGTCTTGAATTATTTTACCAGAGTTTCCATTTCTATTATAAGGCAAAAATCTTGCAGCAAACTGTTGTGCAATAGCTGCATAAAATGTTGCATTTAATACAGTATTATTTACAAGTTGTGGTTGCAAAACTGCATTAATTAAATCCTGATTCAAATCACCGTGAGTAAACTCAATTATTGGTTTGAAATGATATGGATTTGGAATATTATTTAAGTTAAGATTAGGCATATTGTGAGAAGTCTTCGGACACACCAATCAATAATTCAAGCATTTGTTGCTTAACTGTTTGTTGATCTCCCATATTTGATATATTTTGATTTTGAATGTTTTGTAATGCACCCAAATTAACAATAATATTTTTTACTTCACCAGTTTGTGAACTCTTAACATTATTGTCCATAGCTGCTCCAGCTATTGATGATACAGATTTATTACTTGTAGAAGTTTCGTCCACAACACCACCTTCAGCAGTTCCTAAAGCATTTGAATCGGATTCAACTTTTATTGGGTTCTTTGTGACTTCCAATAATCGATCACCAAGCTTATTTAATGTATCATTGAATAATAAAAACCCAACAACTTTTGCTATAACACCAAATATTTTTTTAGTTAAATCCCAAACAAAACCAAGTGTAGAAGTAAGCCATCCAAATACACGTTTAAGTGAATCAAATACTCCTTCTCCAAAAATAGCTGACCATATTTCATTTATCGCTTCGCCAACAGAAGAAACAATATCCCAAACAGTTTTGAATGCGTCAATTAATTGAGGCAAAATTTTATTTACAACTTCCATAATAGGTGTTGCAATTTTCCAAAACGCAAGTTCAAGTTTTTTACCCCATTCAGAAATCATTTTCATTATTGGGATAATTCCTCTAGTTGCTTTAGATTGTTCTTTTGTTATTTCAAGATTTATATTTCCTTTTTTTGCAACTTCATCATATTTCTGTGCCATCTCATCAAGAGATTTTGTATTGGTAGAGATTGCCAAAAGCCCTTTTTGACCCAAGTCTTCAGCGGCACTACCTCCGAGGCCTGAATTTAATTCTTGTGCAACTTTAGGATCAATTTTATCAACTTTGGAGAATACTTCTTTAAAAGCTTCTTCAGCGGTTTTTGATCCATTTAATATTTCTTTTTGAAATTTATCTGCATTAATACCAGCTTTACCTAAAGCAATTTTTGTTGCATCTGGTAATTCTTGTTTTATTCTTGTAGTAAATTCTTTCATCGCATCAACTGATTTATTTGAGAATAAACCATTCTCAGAAGATACAGATAAAGTTTTTATTAATGACTCAGCATTTCCTCCAGCTCCTTTTATCTGAGAAGAAAACTCTTTTATATCATCAAGATTTAATTTTCCATTTGTTGCTGTCAAGCCTTTTGAGACAAGCTCAGCTGCTTCTGCACCTTTTATACCAAACTCATTTACTAATACGTTTGTAGCGTCTGTAAGAGCCTTAGGATCGATACCATCAAATGTTTTTGATATACCACGAACAATATCTGTTGTTGCTTTTAAATCATCGTTTGATTTTGCAAATCTTTGAACTTCAACATCAACTTGTTTAATATCTTCAGCTGTTTTATACATTGCCGTTCCAAAAGCTACAGCAGCAGCAGTAGCCGCACCAATAGGATTTGTTAAAGCTCCAATCGCTGGACCAACTCCAGGAATATCAGCAGCAAGGCCAGAGATATTTCCTTTTAAATCTTTGAATGCATTACCAACAGAGGCTTTAAATTTATTTGCTGTTGCTATAGCTTTGTCAGCACCTTTTGTTGCAATATTAATTACAGTTGGGTTATTATTAATTGCCTTCAATTTATCTTGAAGGATTTCAATAATATTACCAGCAGATTTTACCGAAGGTTTTACCTCGGCTTCAATCCCCAAATTAAAAATTACTGACTGTTTACTATTAGATGGCATTTGGTTCTGACTTTAATTTATTGTATGCTGAAGACTTTAATTCTAAAACGTATTGCAACTTTGCCCATTCACGACAAAGCTCGTCGTAACTCATACTTCTCAATTCTGAGGGCTGAATATGAAAGTAGTACTGTAAAAGCGCTTCTACTTTGCTTACGTCGTCTTTTTCGTGAATTTCAGCAGATACTAGTTTTTTTTTAAACTAGCATTCTTAAGTTCGATCAAAGCAATGCATTGAATTGATGCTGCAATACTTAAAGCTTCATCAGTACGTATGTCCATATCGCCTCCAATCCAACATTCAGCCAAGATAATCTCACCTGCTGTGATGAAGTCTGGTTTTGAACCATCAAATGGAGAAATTAAAGGAAATACTGTTTTAAAAGTTTTTTTATCAATCTTGCAAAGATATCCTTTTTTGCCTTCAACCTCAATTGTATATTCTGCGCCAATTGGAACGATTTCTTTAATTTCTTCTTTTGGTGCATTAATTGTCACCGTTTTTTGCTTTGCCATAATTTATTTTTTTAGGGTTATTTGTATAAATAAATAGACAAAAAAAAGCACATCGATTGCAGATTTCACTCTGCAAGATGCGCCTTTTATTATAACCCTTTAAATTATAATTTCTTATTTACTAGATTGCAGAAGCTCCCCAGTTAATGTTACCTATTGAAATAGGTAGTTCAACGATAATACTTGTATCTCCTTGATTCATTCCACGAATATTTTGTGTGAAGTTTACGAATTGAAGTTCGTCAACAACAACAAATTGTCCGTTTTCAGAAGGTATGTAAGATACAATGATTGAAATTCCATCCAAGTCCAAAATTGAACCAGTGCTTGATCCAGCTTGTCTTGCAGCTGCTTGAAGTTTTAACACTTCAGACATACGAACAGAAATACTTCCTTGGAATTCTACGTTTCCAGCTCCTTTGGAGATTGGTAAACGACCATAACCATATAAGTTATCGATTGTTTGTGTTTCTTGATAGTTAACAGATAGAATGTCTTTAATAACAATTCCATTTATTGTCAAAACAACATTCCCCCAAGAATGGGCGAAGTTGTTTATGATTGGCATAGTTTGTGGGCCTCTAGGCATAGTAATTTTAGTTTAAAGTGTTTGAATTATGTAGTAAGACTGAAACCTAAGTTAACTTGAATTTCACGAGCCACACCAACTGGAACGACTTTAACACCAATCACCAATTTAGATGTGCTTAACACATTTTGAGTAGGATCGATTGAAACACTGAAGCCAGATAATTCACCAGCACCAACCATTGAATTCAATGCACCATTTACAAGTGTTTTGAAATATTGAATTGTACCAATTGCAATTTGTCCAGTAGCTGCATCAACATTCAAAGGAGAATTGATAGATGGCAACAAAGCAGTTCTGATTTGTCTTGAACATTTTTGAATTGTTCTATTATTCTCGATTGTACTGAAGTCACTAGTTACAAGATCAGCAGTCCATCCATAATTAAACCAGGTACCAGAAGCTCCAACCAATTGTCTACAGAATATGTAACCAAAGGAGTCCAGCGTGTTTAATAAAGTTGTTGATTTGTCTGTATACAAAGATCCATCGATAAAACCAACAGTAGAATAACCAGTTTGAACCAAGTTAAAGGCTGCAATCCAACCGATAGATTCGTTAACAGCAGCTTTTGAAACAATACCAAGAGTTGTTCCCAAGGTACCAACCAAAGTTGCACCAGAAGCTCTTAATACTACTGGTCTTGAACCATCAGTAAAATCATCACCAATTACATAAGATACTTTAGGACAAGTTAATTGATGTATATCAATCAATGTCTCTACAGTAGCTCCAGAAGCTAGTCTAGATGAATAAATAGTTTGAAGAGGTGCATATTCCAACTCAGCTTGATCAGCTTGTCCTTGGATAGCTGAAATGCTTGTAGATACATATCTCTTATCAGCATCAAAAATACCAACTTGTTTAACTGTCCCGTTAGAAAAGTTTTTCAAATCAAGTAATTCTGAATAAGTAGTTGTTCCTGTTTTTACGACAGAAATATAAAGTGAAGATTGCGAATTTCTGAAGTACTCATCGATGTGGTATTTCAAAACTTGTCCACCAGTGAGAGTATCACCCGTGATTCCAAGAACGCTTGAAGAGTCATCTGGAGAAAATAATTGATACTTACCAGCTGACAACGTTGTTGCTGTGGAGTAAAAAATTATCCCAGATATACCGTCATCGCTAACTTGAGGTCTTGCAAGACCGCCATTAGAAATTACGACGTTAACATTAGGTAGTGCCATATTAGTTTTTTAATTTAAATAATTTTATAAAAATGTGCAGAGAATATTCTCTGCACATTGAAATTTTGTTTTGACTACTTCTGAGCTAAGATATACAAACCTTTAGAGTCTGTTCTTGATGCAGATGCACCAGCAACCATTTGTACAGAAGTTTTTTGACCGTAGTAGTCAGGATCAACCAAAGTATAAACTTCAGCAGGAGCAGAAGCATAAGCAATTGAGTTTGCAACGAATGCAATACCAGCACCAGCAGTTTGGTTAGACAATGAAGTGAAAGGATCAACAGCCAAAGAACCAGATACAGTTGTTGAAGCTGAAACGCCAGACATTTGAAGAACAGTATTTTTCTTAATGATGTTGATACCGTTAAGTTTCAAAATCACACCAGAAGCAGCAACTGATTCACCAGTACCCAATTCATTTGCTTTCAAGATTGCTGGATCCAAAATCAATGATGCATACATATTTGCAGGAAGAACTAAGAATCTATCTCCAACAACGTTGTCACGATCAAACAACAAACCAAGACGAACGATGTCAGAGAAAGTGACAGCTGAACGAGCAGTTGTACCATCTGGACCAAACGAAGTCAAAGCACCAGTAGTTGTGATTGTATTTCCAGAAGGAACATTTTTTGAAGAAGAATAAAGAATTGATTTACCAACAAATTCAGCTAATGCATTTACAGAGTTCGAAAGAGAACCAGCTCTTTTATCCCACGCAGATATTTGTTGTTCAAAATCAGTTGTAATAATTGATTTTGTTTGGAATGATTCAACATTGAAAGTCAAAGCTGCTTCACTTGTTCTAGAATCTCCGTTTCCAGAAAATCCGTAGTTTACTCCACCCACTTGGACGAAGTCTTTCATAATCGAAGCAGTTGCTTGATATTGAGGTATTGAAACAGTTCTGTAATTCAAATATTCAGATGCATTCATCCAAAGATCTGTGAAAGCCATTGTTTCGTAAAGTCTCTCTTTTAATTTCGAGTCGAAAAAGGTTGAGAACGGTGATGTTGTTAAATTTGCCATAATAATTGTTTAAATATTTTGTTGTTAAATTGGTTACTTGTTTAATTAAAATCTTTTTTTGTTATCAGCTAATACTGCTGCATTGAATGCTTCAATATCAGTTGTCATTAATTGAATTCTTTCTTCTGATGTCATATTTGAATATGTTTTATTTTCAACTTTTGCAGTCAAATCAAATTCAACTTTTGGAGATACTTTATTTACTGTTACAGTTTTGATCAAAGATTTAATTTTGTCGATTGGTTGATCCAACCAGACTTGATGATTTTTTGCATCAATCCCAGCTTTATTTAAAAGAGCAATTTTATCAATTACTTCTTCGCCAGTTTTATACTCAGCAAGTTCTGCTTTAAGATCTTCAATTTGTTTTTGAAGTTCAGCGATCATTGCATCTTTATCTTCAGCAGGCGCATCTTCATTCATTGGTTCATCTTCTGGAAGTTTTTCATCTTCATTCATTGGACCTTCCATTTCTTTTTTCTTTTCATCTTCTTCAGATGCGTTTTTTAAGTTGTCATTAGCTGTATTAAGTGCCATAATTTCCGATTTGTATGTATTAAATAAATTTATATTTACTAATTTGAACAGCTCTTGAGCTGAATTTTTAATGTTTTCAGGTGTTTTTTCACCTTGAATTATGCCCATTTTTACCATTTCTGAGCGATTTAACCAAGTTTCTTCGGTCATCATCGAATCAAGGTCACCAGGTATATCTTTGGCCAAAATGACCATTAATGACTCTTTCATCTTGTCTAATACCTTTTCACTGCCTCCAGAGGCATTATGAATCATATAAAGTCCAAAATCAACCATCGAACGGTTAGAAATAGGCGCTGCAAGGTAAATTACAGCTGCAATTGATGCACAAATGCCCTGAATCGAACAGAAAACTTCTTTTCCATAAAGATTTTGCGCATCTTTTAATGCTGAATAAATGCTGAAACCTCCGAAAACAGAACCTCCTGGAGAATTTATAAGCATTTTAATGCTTTTAATTTCATCTAGAGAAGCAGCCATTTGAATGAAATCAACCAACTCACGAGAGTTCTCAACAGTGATTTCATCATTTACTAATGCAATCGCTTGTTCTCCGTCTTGAAATGTTGTGAAAGGTTTTGATGCTTGAGCTAATTCAAGCCATCCATCGTTTTCTATTGCCATAATTTATTTATTGCTATACATAAATATGTATAAATTTTTAAATGCAATTAAGTTGCATCTACATATTACATATTTCTTGATAAAGATTTGAATTGAAATTATAAAATTGATTTACTGATTGATATCCATTCCAAGAAATTATGTTACAGAGCAATCCTTTACCACTAACATCAACAGGAGAAGGAGTTTGTTTTAATCCAAATGTTTCACCATTTCCAGTTTGGCCAGAAATTGTATGTGAGTGACTTCCGTCGTAAGCTGGATTTGAAAGCGGTGTTGAAAAACGAATATCATTGAAAGTTGCACCCATTCCAGCTCCACCACTTCCATCACCTGAAGATACATTACCAGCATTTCTTAGATAATGTTGATGTTTTGAATTTGCATCTTTATTTGCAATCAAAGAACCTGAATCGTGTGTATGTGCAGGAATATTTTGAAGGGCCAAACTAATAGCATTCTCTCCCTTAAATGTTCCAGCTATTCCTGACTCACCATCAAAGTTTTTAATATCAAAAATACCTTGATTTCTATAGGAGGTATATCCCAAGTATTTCCATCTTCCGTAAACACCGTTGAATAAAGCGCTAGGAGCCGTTCCAACGATTGCTTGTCCAGTTTCGGTAACATTTACCAACATTGTTCCTGCAATCGTTCTAATCTCATTTAAACCAGTTCTTAAGTTATTTAAAATGGTTGTTGCCTTTTGTGCAGTGAATGGATCAAAATAAATTTCTGTATTTGACAAATCTGAAGGCATAATATCCTTCAATGTTGGATTTGTTGGAATTGATGGAAATGTAAATGATGTTCGAATTGCATATGAATAATCATTTGCAACAGCTTTTGGATTTCCATCAAAGAATATTCTCTCGTCAACCGTAACTGTTCCAGGAATTATTGAAAAAGGATAATTGAAGGTGCCTCCACTAAAATACATTGCAACATCATTCAATAAAATTATTCCATCAGTTAAAGTAACTGTTTGTGCATTTGTGTTAAGAGCGTCAACAAGACATCCTCGAAGAACACAGGCAAATCCTTTCAGCAAAGATAAATTACCAAATAAACTTGTTGCATTGTCTTCTAATGAAGTTAGATCTTCTCCAAATAGTGGAAGACCTCCAAGTGAAATTGGTAAGGATAAACCTGAATTTGAATCTCTATTAAATAATTTTGTACTCATAAGAATTAATATTGAACGACGTTATAGTTTGTGCCAACAAAAATATATTGATCGATGATGGCACGTAATTGATTTAAATTTATTATTGAATAAATAGCAGCAGGAATACGAACAACAAAATCATATTGAAATTGAATTTCATCTTTCCTAAACACATATGATTGTGTCGCACCAGTTGGAATTGCTTCATTCCTATTAAATATATATCTTTCTTGGCCTATTGGAGGCTGCTCAAAAGAATTATAAACATACAATGTTTGAAAGTTTATTAATGTATTTACAATCTCAATCCCATCTTCATTGTTATTGAACATAACATTCAATGCTTTTTCAAGCACGATTGTTTGCCCATTAATTGCTGTTGAATGCAAAACCAAACAACGATAGTTCATAAACTGCAAATAGAAATTCCAAATGTATTTGAATGGTACTGATAATAATGCAAAGAATTTTGGAACCCTACGCAATATTGGCAAATAGTCATTCAACATCACCAGCCAATTAAATGGATATGTGAAGTTGGAACGATTTGATTTTATGTCACAAATAAAAGCCATATATTATTCTCCCAATATCATTGTTATCAAAGATGAATCAGCATCAAACGTTGCATATCCAGCCTGAGTTGAAAATACTCGATTAAAAGGTTCTTCGCTGCCACCATCCTTTATGGCCGAAGCTGATACAAGCAAAACATCATTCACACCTTCCACGGCTTGTATCACATCAACCAATTTCGATAAATGTATAATTCCATCAAATGTTAATTGTTGCAAATATGTAACAACAGCATTTTGAACATTTGATTGAACAGTTGATTCAACATACATTCCATCATAATAAATGTTCATATTTAATAATAACTTATCAGCAGGAAAAGACACAACTTTTATTTGTGCACCAGCTGCTTGAACTCTATCAACATATGTTGCAGCAGCCATCAACTCATCATTTGATAATTGTGTTGGTGCTCCAGAACCATTGTCCTTTGCAACCTTAATTGTTACAGATCTGTTTAATGTATTTGTTACAGTTGAACAGAAATCAATTATCTTTTTTGTGTCATCAATAATTGAATAATAATAAACGTAGTTGTCTGTAATTTTTAAAACTCCACGATCAGGATCAGCTGGTGCATATTGAAAATAGTTTTTCATTCGATCATTCCACCAAGCAGAAGTCATTGAATATGTTGTATTTTTCTGATATTCCAAATCTTGTTTGAACACATCCCATATCTGCTCCATTACGCTAATAGCTGTAGCTGTGGCACCGTAAAATACTCTCCACATTGCTGTGATCGAATTAGATGTAAGGCCGCTTAAAAGTGGCTCCTGTTCCTTTATTTGAACTAGAGAATTATATACTTCGGAAGGTGTTCTTGCCATAATTAATTAAATTTGCCGATTAAATCAGCCGCCATTACTTTTGAAAGGAATATATTATATAGCTCCAATGGATTTCCAGCAGCCAATTGAAAGAAAGAATATTGGCCCATTATTGCAGTTGGGTCATCAGCTGGAACTATTTCTCCATATTGATTAACCATATCAGTATTGTCAGCCGTCAATGTTCTTTTGTAAACAGGCAATGTTTCAGAATTTACATTCTCGCCTGATTTAAATCTATACACAGTGCAATCCAAACGAAAAAATCCATTATTAGGATCTAATCCACAATAAAATGAATCTACATCTACTTTTCGTTGTAATCCTGTAACTGGATCATCAGAAATAATAATATTTTTTATATCTTCAAAAGTTGCCATATATAATAAATAGTTATCTTTTTCTAGTTGCTACAATAGATCCAACAAATTGTGGATTTCCCAATGTAAATGTTGCTTGTGTATTTAAATAATATTGGGTTGTACTTGAAAATGAAGCTGCAAATTCAATAGAAACGGATTCTTTGCTTGTTCCCAATAATGCTGCTTGAGGAATGTAAACAATATTTAATCCTTCAATAGTACCAGCTGCCGATGCACTTGTTGTAGACAAATTAAATATTGCATTTGCAGCTGCTGTTATTGTAGCTGTATTGGCATTAAAAGTTCCAGTTGCTTTTATTAACCAATCTCCCGCAGTTAATGAAACTGTCGTTGCTGATTGATATGTTGCCGTTGTTGTATAATTTGTATAAGAACTCAAAATAGATTGAACCGTTTCTCCAACAACTCCCACTGGGGCTATTGATCCGTCCGAAAATCCTTTTGACGTAATGGTTCCAGCAAATAAATTTGGTGCAGTACCATCAGCATATATATTATATGTGGTAGCACCAGATGGATCTATATTTATACGAGATCTTACACCATACAATGTACTACCAGATGTTAATGTATTAACAGCTGGATTAACATCAATCATAGTAGCTGTTTGATTTGAAGCACCAGCTAATATAAGTCCTGCGGTAATATTTAATGCCTTTAATGACCCTGTTCCAGCAACACCAGGTATATAATTAAATGCCCCTAACGTCAATAAACTTACAGTATTATTATTACCATTAATGTTACCGTTTGGAACTATAGTTACACCGTTTGTTGTCGATGTTCCACCAGCAAATTTTAAGAATAAAGATGTATTAGCAGCCGTACTACTTATAGCTGGATTATTTGCTGTAAAATTAAATTGAACTGCTGGTGTTGTTATTGATGTAAATCCATTGCCAATTCTTAATGTATTGGTAGCTGATGAATCTAAAGCAAGTTTTTGTGTTGTTCCATCTAATATGTTTACGGTTGTAGATGATATTGATGATGCAGATAACGAAGGTATTGTTGTAAGTCCTGCCAAATAGTTTTGTGCAGTACCAGAAGCTAAAATATTATAAGTTGTTCCAGCCGAAAATGTATTAATGTTTGAATAAACACCTGCCAATGTACCTCCACTGGATACTGAAGTAACGGTTGGATTTATAAATAAACCAGCAGCTATACCAGTATGACCAGCTGTTTGGTTCACCGAACCAATCCAAGCATAACCAGAACCAATACCAAAACTACTAGAACTAGCAGCCATATTACCACCTACAGTTACTGAAGATTGTGTACTAGTATTGAATCCTATATTAGTTGTAAAAGTGGAAACTGGACTTATATTCAAAATAGACCAACCACCACCAAATGTCATTGTATTAGATCCAGTTGCTATTGTTTGCTTATATGTAACCGAACCATCGAACATATATAAGTTATTGGGGAAATTCAATCTAGAAAACCCATTACCTACATTTAACTGAGCAGTTGCTAAGTTAGAAGCCAAAGCAGATTTTTGTGTAACCCCATCAAAATCTAAAACATTTATTGTATTGGAAGATAAAGTAGAAGCTGACAATCTAATATTCAAAGAAGTTCCAGAAGTATTTAAATTGTTTAATGTTGCACTTGAAATATTTACAGAAGGTGCATTTGATGTACCAGCAGTGAATGTATTTATACCATTCTGTATTGGCATTGAATCAGCTGCTGCAATAGTTGCAAAGATTGAACTCAAATCAGTGGAGCCAGAATATATTGTTGATGCAGACAATGTGACAGCCGAAATAGCACCCGTAAATGTTGCTCCAGATAAATTTGCTTTGGTTGCAAGCTGTGCTTGATTACTTGCAATCGCAGATGCATTAGCTGTGAAATATGTGTTTAGATTTGTGCTACCAGAAAATATGCTTGTTCCACTCAAAGAGTTAAAGCTCGCCCCCGAAAGGCTCGCTTTTGTCCCAAGTTGATTCTGAACCAAAGCCTGGTTGCTTGCAACTGTTCCTGTATAGTTATTAAACGTATTTAAATTTGCATATCTTAAATCATATGTCGCATATCCTCCTGACCAAACCACAGTCGTTGGAATAACAGTTGTTCCTGAACCTGACACATCTCCTGTTAAGGAGATTGTTTGCGCTGAAGGCGCAATAATATCACTCAACATTGCAAAGGTATCATTACTTTGTTTATTGGGAATGAAATAAGTTAATTGATTGTCTGAGTTCAATGTACTTATGGAAGCTCCTCCACCAGTTATATTGCCAATGGATATCCCATCTGTTCCATTATAGCTTAATATACCAAACGTTCCTCCAGAATTGTACTGACTTAATTGCAGTCCATTATTGGGATCCAAGATCAATTCAGATCTATTTGTTGTATCTGGGTCAAATCCTTTTAATAATAATGCGTTAGAACTCAAATCAACAACAGAACTAGTATCATTATTGAATATCAAGTTTGCCCCGATCAAGTTATTCTGTCCAAGATTAATTTCGCCTGACATTGTGCCTCCTGAAGTCGGCAAATAGTTTCCTGATGCAGTTCCTCCAGAGAACTGTGATGCGATATTATAGATGATTTGACTTAGCTCTGTGCCACCAGAATAGTAGACATCAGAATATATTGATTGTCCTGATACTGATAATACTTGCAATTGTCCATTGGCATCAAGCCTAGCTGCGCCCTCCTTGATGCGTCTCCCAGTGATCGAATTAAATACTGCAAGTGTTCCATCAGTTGAGCTTGGTGGTCCCACCACAAAGCCACAAGACTGTTGTGTACAATCATCACAACCGCATCCAGCTGTCGCTCCCGATGCGGTATTCCCTGTATAGCATCCAAGATTATTGATTGGTGAACCAAAGGCACAAGAGTTATTCATCTTCAAATGAGTGTTGAACTGCCAGTTTGTTACACCTGTTGTTGTTCCTGAATATGGAGTATTTGACCAATCTCCTATTGGCACATATGAATTGAATGGTCTGGTATCAACATCAAAGGTTGTTGAATATTGATTCTCGTATACATATAAGCGACCATCGAAGTTATTATCTGTTCTACCATAATACCTGGTCATTGAAGCTCCCCAGTCTCCCCAGAAGTTCAAATAAGAATTTAGAATTTCTTGATGTTCCAACACATTAACGTGATTCAAATCAGCTTCCTCATAGAACAACTTAACGATAATATCTTGATGTCCTTGCTGATATTGAACCGATAGATTATCATATTGCACCTCTGAGAAATCAATGAATACTGTTGGAGATTTCCAAGGCATTGATTCTGATTCAAAGAGATCTTGACTATTGTACATACGAACGTCGTTGACGAATGTACAAGTACTTAGAATACGATTACGAAGCGAATGGAAGATGTAGTGTTGCAATGTCTTATTTGGGTTAATTTGTGGCCAAGGCCATATAACATAAATATGCATCAATTCCCTTTTCGCCCATCCCCTGCTTCGCAGCCCGATGGGCTCTCTTTCCCAAAAAATCTTAAATCATTTATAAACATCTTTATGTTGCAATATGGGATACGAGCCCTGGAACAAATGAAGCATCTGGAATCAAGTGAGGCGAATGCCGAATGATGATTGGGGATGCGAAATGAAGTGGGTGGGCGAGAAATAACTTGGTTCTCTTTGTTATGAACCAAAAGAACTTTGAGAAACTTTTTGGCTTGAAAGAAAGAAAGGGATTGTAGAATTGCGCATTTTAGATGCCAAAAGATGGTTGTTTTTAATTCAAAGGGGTATGAAGATGCAATTGTGTTGCATTTACAAAAAGGGCCCCTCCCCCGTGCTTTCGCACCCGTCGGGGCCCAATTCCATACCAATTCGTACCAAAAAGTGCATCAAAAATAACATTAAATAAACGAAAAAACCCCCATTTAAGGGGGTTTGACTCACAAAATCATTCAGATTTGGATCTGAACAGAATTGTTCTTTTTATTATTTATTAATAACTAAAGTTGTCCAAGTAGATGCATTTTTATATACATATTTTTGGTTGTTGTAATAAAAAACTGCATCGAAGTTTATTAGATATCTATAATATCCATTTGAGATAGAAGACTCATACCAATAGTTAGAATTATTTGTTTTTCCTGCTTGATAATTGGCAAGTTGTCTTGCTTCTTTAATTGGATTAATTGTATCAAGACATACCTTTTCTTGGAAATTGATTACATAATCAGTTGCTTCAATATTCTCAACATTTCCATCTTCGTTATATACTTTCAATAAAGCTTTTGTTGTAGTAGATTCAACTTCAACTTTAAATGTTTGATTATTGATTGAATCTGTTATATTTGTATGATAAGGATTTGCTTCATACACATTTTGTGACCAATCTGGAGATGTTGTTTTCTTTTTATCTTTTTGAAAAAGTGTTGTATTATTTACATCAAATACATATATTTCATAACCAGATTGTCTTGGTTGAGTTGCATATTTATATTGATCTAGTGGCCAGCAGTTTCCTATGTTATTTTTGTATAGGGTATCTGGACCATTAATTTCACATATTTGTCCTATTTGGTTTGATATTGAACCGTTATTTTGTGGTGTTGGGTCTTGCTCTTGTTTTTTGCAAGATGATAAAGAGATTAGAGCAATTGCGATTATTGTAAGCATTTTTTTCATATTGTTTTTGGTTTAAAATTGATTATATGTATTTATACGGCAAAGATAGATAAAAGGTTTCACTTTTCCAAATTTATTTTCGATATTGGTTTGCTTTTTTTGTTAACCATTCCTCTTTTTGTTTATTCCACTGGAACATTGTAACAAGTCTTTTTGTTCGACGTTGCCACAGGTATTTATCCAATATCTTGATTACTTGTGGTTTAAAATCTTCTGGGTATTCGTTTATAAGAAGTGTGATCATCTTATTCTTTCCTTGGATCTCTTTTGTAATTTTTTCTGCTGGTTGCTTATAAATGGTGTTATATGATTTTGAGCATCGGATTCCTAGTTCTATTAGATCAAAGGAGCTAAATGGAATACCTTTCATTAAAGGGGTTTCTTTGAGCTGATTAATAAATGATTCGAGTGTGAAGTGATTTTGCATATTAGATTTTTTTGTTTATTATAAATATCTGTTTTTTAATATAAAGGCTTTATGGTCCTAATGAATCTTATTTGTTCATTGAACATTGGTTTATAAATATGTCTATCCATAAATCCCAATCGTTCATAGGCAACAAACTGGATGCACATAAATTCACCACAGGGGGTTGGTGAGTACATTTTATGTACTTCTATTGTAACTCGATCATATTTTATTTTCAGTTGTCTGTATAAATCTGGGAATGCGAATTTTATAACATCAATTGGGTATTGTTCCATTTTTCCATAGAAGTTAACTGCATTTTCAATATAATAGGCTGATACCTGTTGTTCGTCTAATACATCTAGATTTTCTGTTATACATTGGTGGACATATTTGAATGGTTGGCCTATTAGATGTGTAGGGAAGTTTTTTATCTTAAAAAAAGGCTTTCCTTTGTAATAAAATATCTCTTTTGAATAATATCCGTTTGTCCAGCTCATTTCAATATATTGTTTATTTCTGCCAATGATTCATTTGGAGATATTGTTCCATTTGAGCGGTAGAATAGTTCAATGATATTTTTTATTCGCTGAATTTGCTGCTCTTTGGCAGCAATTGTTTCAGCTTGTTTTTTTGTTACGATTAATAGTGGGTTTTGTTCCATATTGTTTTTTGTTTAACGCTCGCCATTCGGCTCGCTTTGTTCCTTTTTTAATAACTCTTCAAATGTAAAGTATTCAAATGGATTTATTTTAATTTCACAACCATAAAAGTTGCAAATGATAGATATATTTTTACCATTTATGTTTATTAATTAATTTTGCAATATTTCTTAAGGTTTCTTTTAATTCTTCATTTTCTTTTTCAAGCAATTGATACCCTTCATATGAATTTTTAAGATATTTATCTTTGTATTCGGCAGCTTGCTTCATATAAAAAGCAACTTCTTCTTGATATTTTTCTTCTGTTGATCTTTCTTGTGGTGTTCTGTTATCTCCTTTATCCATTTTATTTGTTTTTTAAGTTTTAAAAGTTTTTTAATTATTGGTATGTTTGTTGGTATGTTAACTGTGCGATATATTTGTCATTTAAAGTGTCATAAATTGAACTTAATTGTTTTTTGCAATCAAATGAAAGTACTAATGAGTATTCTTGTTTTATATCATCAACACAAATTTTAAATCCAGAATTATGTGTTTTAGATTCATATACTGAATCTTTAATCAATTCAAGATATTTTTGAAAAGAAGAATCAAAACCAGTAAAATCTTTTTTAATAATTCTTTCTAGATCTGAACAATCTAAATTTTCTGTGGGTGCTTGGAGAATTGAATTGTTCATTTGTAAGTCTTTTTCGGTTTATTTATTGTTTTTATATATGTAATTAGTTCTTGCATCACATAATAACATTATATTGTATTTTTCACCTGCACTAAAATATTGTGTTTGTAATCTTTCGTCAGCAAAATAAAATTCTAGTATATCTCCATATGATTGTTCAACTAAAGCTTGAACATCAGAACCATAATAATGTTTTCTGCGCCTAATTAGAAGGTGCAATAAATCAATAGGTTGATCTAATAATTCTAAAGCTTTATGGTATGTATTATGTGTCTTTTTCATTTGTAAGTCGTTTTCGGTTTATTTATTGTTTTTATATAAATATGTAACAATTTTACAAAAGTACGAAATAAGTACCAAAAAGTAAAGAAAAGTGCAAAAAAGAATTATTTAATTTTAATTTTAAATTCTTCTAAATTGAGGTCTTCCTTCTTCTGAAATAGTTAATACAATTATTTGATTACCACCACAATTAATCCATTTTTCTTTATATAAACCAGCAAATTTAATATCATATATTCCATCAGCAATTTCATCTTGGACAAACTTTAATTTTCTTTCATACTTGTATAAATAAGACATTTCATCGATTTCTTTTTTATTAATTTTATACAACTCATACCCAAAAATTGATGATTGATATTTTCTTGCTGCGAAATCATAAACCTGAACAGCTGATATTTGATCCAAGTTTTCTTTTAAGAATTCATTATCAAGCCATTGTATTTTGTAAGTTTCAATGTAATTAAGCATATATATTTGATTTAAAGGATTTCAGTAATCGATCTTTTAGGTTCTGGTCCACCTGTTTGCATTTTTGTTCAACTCGTTGTTGTGTTTGCTTCACAGTTTCAATTGTTGGCTGTTTTGGTGAGTCTGGTACCACGATAACTTCTTGAACTGGTGTTGGTTCAATTTCTTTTGTGTATAGCTCCTGCTCTGCTTGAGCACGGTATTTTTGAATTGTTGTTTTAGATAAACTTGAATACAAGGCAATATTTCTTATTGTTGTTTTTTTGCCTTCTAATTCTAATTTTTTTATCGCTTCATTTATTGAATTGGAAATATTATTTGATTTATAATCAAATTCTTCTTGTTGTCCAATAATTGACTTCAAGTATTTTTTTATTGTTAAATGACTCAAGCTTTTATCCAAATAAGAATCAATTACTTCTTTTACTTCTTTTGGAGTAATTTGATAAGTTTTATACTGAAGATGTTCCAACATTAAATCTACAGCCATTTGTATTGTTTGTGTTGATGATGCTTTTCTGAAAGAGTGAAAGCAATCAAGCTTTTCTCCAACCATCCAATTTATATTTGGATTGAACCAATAATATTTTTTGTTGGTTATTTCTTTTGGATTCAAAAAAGCTTTACGAACTGGAGCTTTAATCTCTTCAGAGTTGAATGGTTCTATTGCAAATCTTTCATTTATTTTTTCTGCCTCGAACAATAACTCTTCAAAAGTTACATCTTTGTTATTGAATTTTATTTCAGATAGAGTTGTATAAATGGCTGAAAATAAACCATTTCTTGGAATTTGTTTATATAAATACCATTTTACTCTTGTGTCTGCAAATGGCAAACCATTAGGTATATGAATAATTTTTTCTCCTTTTTTGAAAAGAGATGGGGAAATTTGGGTAAATCTGTTTAGATATCTTTTTTTCATCGTAATTTATTTTGAGACTGGAATCCCGTTATTTCCTATATATAGGAGGAAATTTATAAAAGATAGGATTAATTCAAGAAAAAGTAAACATTTTATAAAAAAAATTGGGGAAATTGGTTCCAGCCATTTTCCCCGAAAAGTCTATTATACGATGAAGAGCTAGACAAAGCTCATACATAAATAATCATTTTTATTGAAAAATCAAGGTTTTTGTGCAAAAAAGTGAAAAAATTTTTTTATATAATATATGGAAAAAACTTTTTGTACCATTTGAGTATATCATCTCCTTATAATAATATTACGTAGTTAATAAGTAGTACATATACCGAAGTGGTACAAAATTTATGATTGAACCAGGATATATTTGTTTACCAGTTTTTTTCGACCCCAAAGTCGAGAAAAAAACAAAAGATGATTGAATTAATAAGAAATGGGTTTTAAACGACTTATAAGCCATTTGAATAAATAAACAGGTATTGAATCAATAAAAGAAAAATAAGTGTAGAGAATCGATCTAATAGATAAAAAAAGAGTGGTTCTTCCTCTTCCGTTGGGACGGAAGAACCTTTTATAATAAAAAATGCATTGCTGCGGCCATAAAACAAAAAAGTCCCCGAATTAAATCAGGGATCTTCTAAATGCAAATGTCACAACTTCCTTTCAATTACATTCTTTTCTCCCTCTTATTCTTCATAAGAAATAGCAAAAGCAGCGATATGAATAAGAAATAGATCATTTGTCCTGCAAAGTTACAGGATCAATTATAAAAAACCAAACTTATTTCAAAAAAAAGATTTATTTTTTATCTTCTGGTTTGGTTAAGGAATCAATATTGCGTCTGAATGCATTTTTAAGAGCCGTCCACAGGTCCAAACCCAATAGGCGATTAATTGACTCACTTATTGATTTGAATTCAACAATGGCGATCAAACCAAGTATTATGCGCACAAATCCAATTTCTTTCAACAAATACGTTTCACATAAAAAACCAGACAATATGGCTGCATTATAAAGCAAGAACTTGCTTATTGATTGAGACATTTTTCTTGAAGTGATTGTTTCTTTCAATTTCCAGGACACATAGATGGCAACAAAAAAATCAATTACAATCAACATACCAACAGCAATAAAAGCGGGAAATAAAGGTGTTAAAGCAATAACAACATAAATCCAACTCTTTTTCAAATACAACAAAATTGTTTCTTTAACTCCCATAACTACTTCAATCCCAAAAACTTAAACATCTCTTTATTTATTACATCCAGTATTATTTTATTTACTTCAGGTGAGTCATACAACATCTCACGTGCAGGAATATTTTCTGTACCAAATTGATGGAACTGTGCATAAGGTGTTTCGTTACTTATTATAAACCCCTTCAATGTGCTTTGCAAATGAAATCCGCTCTTCATTCTTCCTGTGTCATACAGAAGTGGTTTATCATTTTTTTTGTTTTGTCTTTCAGCCCAGTTAACAAAAGCACCAGATTCATTTTCACTTCCTTCTTTTGTGAAATTTCTTAAGAAGTGCTTCAATACATTTTGACCTGCCTTCTTTGAAATCAAACTCAAAGTTGAATCAGATATCTTATTTGGAATCTTGAAGTCGAAGTTTATATTTTTCTTTATGGCCATAATTAATCGAAAGCTCCTTGTTTGCCTTTATAATATTTCCTTAAGACGGATGTCCCTTCAAATATTGGAAGGTCTTCATTGAAGACATCAACAGTTCCGTTCTTTATATCAATTTTTGATGGAATATGTTCATCATCAACTTTTATTTCATTTTCAGGACGAACAGGTCTTGTTTTTTTTATTTGAACAATATTGCAACGACAGTTGTATTCAGATAAAAGTTTTGCTCCAACTTTGGTCCACCAGGGATCATTTGCTGGCAACTTGGTCCCATTGGCTGCTTTATGCTGTGGACGGCACTTGGAATCATTTTCTGATACATATTGCAGATATCCACCACTAGATGCTACAACAGCTGTTTCTGTAGTTCTATCAACCTGTTTTCTTTCAACTTTTTGTTGATCAATAAACATCAATTTGCTTAATGAATTAATTCTTTGGTTAACCAATTCTGGTTCTCCTTCTTTTATTTTATTCAATGAAGAAATTAGTTTAAACGATTTGGCCACGGAGAAGTTCCACAAGTTATTATCAATTGAATGGTACAACTTATTATTAAATTTCTTTTTTACTTTATTCTCTCCACGCAAATCATCATAGATTGCATTTACAAATAAAGCGTCAAACAAAGTACCTTTTGTATTTGCTTTAGCAAGATCTCTTATATAGCTCCAGAATACATTTACAGGACCATTACTCAACTCTTTAAAGTCAAATGGTTCTACCGCATCCAATACCTCAAAGAGGTCTGAATCCTTCTCGTATAGCTTATATAGACTGTTCATCAACTATAGGTGTTTCTTCAATTGGTCCAGCAATTTCTGTAACTGGAATACCAAATCTTTCTTGAATGAATGATGCGGGAATTGAATATTTGCCAGATGCAAGTAATGTGTTCACCATCGCAAATTCCTCCGATGCGTTGGCCAACTTGTCCATCTTTTCAATCTCAATTTCAATTGATTCATCCTGGAATTGAGGGATTCCAAGATATCTTAAGTTGGCCACCAATTTGTCTTTGAAGATGTGCTGGAACATCAATATATCTGAATCGGATACCATTGATGCCAATTGAGCGCTTATCTCCATTGATCCGACAAATGCACCCTCGGTGTTTAAAACATCCGTACCTAATATAGCCTTGGCCATCTGGCTATGACATTGATCAACGAAATTTAAAAATATATCACTCCCTTTAGTTGAAGCTTCAACTGCATCAACTGCCACTTCTTGAGGCACGATCAAATATGTTGAATTACGTGCATTCTTTAAAAACAATTCTAGTTGTTTGAATGCATCTGGTTCAAGCATCGACGATAATTGTGCCTTCCAAGTCGGAGAAGCAAAACGAGAAATCAAATCAAATAAATGAAACTGAGTGTCTTTTTTATAAACATATAGAGGAGCACACTTTGTCAATAAACCAAGATAATCGTGACTTCCATCATTTACGTCGAAGAACCAACCTCTTAATTTTTTGTCCTCATAAATATTTATTCCATTTGTATCAGAAAAGTTTTTTAGCAACTCGTGTGATTTGGGATTATAATATTCCCTTCTCAAAGATTTAACTTCACAAACTTCATCATCAATTATATTTCCAACTTGGAATATTGAATATCCCCAAAATAAAGATTCAATTACTTCTCTTTGAAATGTTTTGAACCAATATTTATTGAAATAATTTGTTAGATATTCATCTTCTTTTCCACCTTTAAGTACTTTAAAACCACGAGATGTCAAGTTATTTATTCTTATGTTAATCAATGAAGTAACTTGAGGATCAAGCATCACCTCTTTATAAAATCTTATTTGAGGATAATATTGGCAAGTTCCAATTGGATTCTCAGCTGAGATAATTGCTTTTCTCCACAGATCAATTGATGTAGCTTCACGATACATAACGCTATCACCTTTTCTTTGACCAAAACCAAATTGCGCTTTTTTATTATCATCATTTGCCAAGTCAGGAGTTTTTTTGCTAACATCAACAATTGAATCAAATGATTCTAATGTGCCAGTAAGTGATTGTCCTGTTTGTTTAAACTTGGGTGTATTTTTTCTTTTTGACATATTAGTATCTGTATTTATTTATTTCTGAAAAGTTATTCCAACCAAATCTAACGCCAAAACCTTGTTGTGTTATTTCTGGAAATTCTGATGCATATTTTTTTAATTGAATATTTCTGATGCTTCTAGACATATCTTCAAGAGCTTTAACTGCCAAATCGTGTGAATCAACCACTGGTTTGGTCATATCTCTATAAGATACTCTTTTAAGTACTTCATAAATAATAAGATCTGTGGCCAAACTAATCAATGTATATGAACGATCATCTTCAATAAAATCAGTTGCTTCGTTTTGAAGCAAATATTCATTGAAGTAATTAACATCATTTTGAAATGAACTTGGGGTTAAGCCTGAAACCAAAGACATATAGTTAAAATCTATTGTTTGAGTGGTTGCGGTTAATCCAGTAGATGAACCCGTAGGAATATATTGTGTTTCGAAATAATTAAAATTTGTTCCAATAGAATCAGTTTTAACTTCTATTGAGGTACCAATTGTTCCACCAGTTAAAAGTTGATTATATTCATCAGCTGTTATTGTACTTCCATCAGTTGTAGCTGAATAATAAAGTACTCCACAAGAAGCTACATAGTCAGGATTATCGTATTTAAAAATTGTCGGATAAACAAAATTCGAAGGTACATAAGCCGTATTATAAAGGTTATTCATATATAAAGACTGTGACCAATCAGCCAATTTTGGTTGACAAGCATTAATTCTTTTTGTTAAAATAAATTCTTTTGTGACTTCATTATTTACTAATAATTCGCCATTTGCCACTTCCCAGGCAGTACTTGCTGAATTAGCCAAAATTCTGACTCTTTGTCCATCTGGGTATACAACACCAGGTTCAAAATCCACCCAAGGGCGAAATTCATATGCCATATCGAATTTGGTGATATATTGAGATATCATTTCAATAACTTTTCTCTCAGCTCTGTCCAAAATGGCATCATCACAACCAGTTACCTGGTCAAGAACTGGTCCGACCAAATTATCAGTTAAGTTTGTTTTTAATAGAAATTTCATTTGTGATTGTTTATATTAATAAATAGGAGAATATTTGGTTAATAACCAGCTGTACGAGGAGCTTCAGAACGAACCATAATATCTTTTGTAACTCCCAAGAATCTCTGGAATTCCTTATCCAACATTGAATTTGGGCTTAAAACCAAATAATCTGTCGCATCACTCATATGGGCAAATTTTTGATATTTCTTTGTTTCGTCACCAACTTTCATTGAGTACATTTTTTTTGACTTTTCTTTGCCAGTTTCTGACCAAGGGCAGGTCAATAAATCATTAATCAATTTTTTGCATTCAGAGTTAATTACAACTCTACCTTCAGCAAACATTTTGTTCATAAACATTATCCTTAAATAAATTGTATCATTTCTTGATTTAAAATTTATTTTTGAATTAACTCCAGCAAATATTTCTTTTATTTTTGTAACTCCATTATAACCTCTCTGTGCCATAGAGCTTCCATTACGTATTGAAGCATCTCCAACCAATATAATTTCATTTTGGTGATTTGAGAAATGAGTAAATACAGTCATAACCGTTTCTTCAAAGTTTTTTCCTTCTAACGCAAATTCTTTGAAAACATAAAAAACATCTCCCTTATATTGTCCACAAACAACCGCATTGTATGGAAGCATATTTTGATCGAATGAAATTATTATTGGTGATGTATCATCATATTCATATTGTTTTTGTAACTCAAAGTTTTTAACAACATCAAATCTATAACACTCACCTCCATTTGTTAAAGTACCAAATACACCCAAACATAAAATTTGATAATACAATGGATTATAAAGTTGATAGTCCTCAAGTATTTTAACCAAATTCGGATGTATGAATTTATTATTTTTATAAGTTGAATGATGTACTCTAAAGTCATCATTTCTATCTGTTCTTTCCCAAAAGAATTTGTAAACCCAATTTTGATCCGATACAGGATTAAATAATAAAAATATTTGACTCTCTTTTACACCATTACGAATACGACTTATTATCATTGAAAAGTCAGTTTCAGTAAGCTGCGTACATTCTTCAAGAACGCAATAATCAATGTTATCAATACCTTTCAGCTCTTCAGGATCTTCACATCCTGTGAAGAAAAATTCTGATCCATTCTCAAGAGTTATTGTTTTTGCAACCTTATTTCTTTTGAATTTTATTCCCCACTTCCTTAAAATAGAAAGCACGACATCAATACAAGTTTTATCAAGAGTGGAAGCTGTTTTTCTGATTACAAGACAACGTTTTGTTTCTTTCACCAAATTCATAATCATAAGCTGCCAGGCAAGATAAGATTTGCCTGATCCAGAACCCCCATAGATTAAAATGAAGTTTTTGAATTCATCGTTCTTTTGATCATATTCTAATTGATTATATATTTCAAAAAACTGATCATTGAAATCTTTGGCTTCGAATCTTAATTTTGCCATTTTTAAATCGTAAAATGATATGCCATTGAAATAGGCAACTTGTAATTTTCTTTTTCTATTGTTTCTCCAAAACCCTTTAAATCTGTTGAAGAAACTTTAACATAAAAATCTTTTTGTAAAGAAAGTTTTTTGAATTCAAAATCCTTTTCAGTCAGATTGAACCAATAATAATTATTTGCATACTTATCGCAAGACACATAAATTGATTTATATCCACTTTTTTCGTATTGCTTAAGTTTTTTGTATTTGTCATTTTGAATCATAAGACTTCCCCAGCCATTAATTATATCATTATGGTAATTTCTTGTCTTGAATTCAATTGCATATTTATCAAATAACTCTTCTCCTTTATATACATCAACTACTGCATCAATTGTGAATTTTCCTTTTTGATTAAGCAGTGTAACTTCAAACCTATATTTTGGATAGGTACGTGCCATATGGGCAAACATTTTGTTTAAGTGGTTTGTTTCGTACATAAGATTTTCGTCAAATGAATGAAAGTTGGGCAATTGCATATCAGAAGATTTCCTATAAATAAGAAGAAAAAATAAAAAAGTATTTATTTGCACTTTTATTTACTTTTTTGCTTTTTTTATCTATTTATAGGTACAAACAGAAAATATATCCCAAATGATTGATTTACATAAAAAAGAAAAAATTAAGGAGCTAAGAGGTCAGATCAAAGAAAAACTTGAATTATTTAACAAAGAATTAAAAAATCTTGGTTTGCAATCACAAATTAAATTAGAAGTAACAATAAAAAAATAAAAATATGAAATTGAATTTAACTACAGACATCGAAAAATTAGAAGAAACGGTAATTAAAATTAATGAAGCAATAACAGATCTGATTCAAAAAACACCAAAAATTAATATGAATGCATCAAATGGATGGTTGTCTTTTGATAGTTTTAACTACATAATGAATCAAATCTCTAATTACCAATTATTGTATAATCCACAATATGGTTTGAAGATAATTAATCAAACTAGATATGCGCAAGACTTACTTTCAAAAGATACAATTGTAATTGAGTATTACATTCAAATGTTATCAGAAGAAAATTATCAAAAATTAGAAATTAAAATAAGAAAATAAAAATGGCTCGTAATCCTTATACCGCAGTAAATAGAGTGCTTAAAACAATTGGAAGCACAATTGGAACATTTAAACAAGAACAATTAGAAGATGCTTTATCTAAAGTATCTCCAGAAGCATTCTTAAGAAATTATTTGGCTTTGTCTGAATTATCTTTGAAATACAAAGATGTTTTGAAACCAGAAGTAAAAGAAACTAAATCAAACAATGTAATTGAATTCTTTGACTCATCAACTCAACAAGTTGTAAAACCAAAGAAAGATAAGAAATTGGTTGAAACCACATCGCCCGATAACTTTGAGTCGGGAGAATTATAGATTAACTCATTTCTATATATTTTTTATGTTAATAACCCCGCTTAATTGCGGGGTTTTTTTATTATATAGCTTGAAGAACTAATGTAAATGAAACATCTCCACTTAAATTTCCAACTAGTGGACGTAAGGTGAAAACCCCGCTAACTCCACTAGAATAACTATTTATAAGTGGGTTAATGAGTTTAACAGAACTTGCATTACCAAAAATAGAACCAGCTGTCGATCCAGAAGAAAATGTTTTTTGTAAAACTGATGTTCCAGCACCAAATCCTAAATCAATTGTAGTTCCTGTTCCAACAAAATTTGAACCAGTTGAGGTTATTAACTTTGTTGGAACATAAAATGATGCTTGAATATCAAATAAATTTATTGAAGTTCCAGCAAGACCTTTTCCAGAAGTCCCATCAAATGTTATTAAATTTGTTTTCATAACCAAATCTCCTGCTGGTGTTTGGGTCAATCCATAAACATCAAATTCAACTGTTGAAGATGATCTTGAATATACAAATTCATTTACATCGACTGAATAAAATGATCCATTTTGATTTTGTAAATAACTTGCATTATTTAATTTTACTTCATTAATTGTTTTTGTATCAAAATAGTTGTCAGTAAAATAACTTGCATTTGTTACTTTTAAAACATTTGAAGTCCCATTCAATAAACTATTGTTTGAAAACGTACTTAAGTTATTAACTTCAGTCTCATTATAATTTCCATTGTAGAAGTAGTTGTTTGAGAATGTTGAGTTATCAATTTTTAATCCTCTTAAATATGCTCCCAATATCATTGTTTGACCAATATTAGTCTCATCAATTTGACAAAAAGATAAACCTCCATTAATATATAATTCAAATCCCAAGTTTTTATTTATTGTTAAATTTGTTATCGAATTATGACCCCAGGGAAAATCTTGTAATAAAGGAGAAAATGGTTGATCATTCACTAAAACATTTTTTATCGAATCAAAACAAGATGAAATCGTAAAAAATTGAGTATTAACTTCAACAGAATATGATTCCAATGTTGGGTTTTGACCAATACCAATATTACCTGGATTATAAATATCATAAAAGTTTGAATCAACATTTATAAATGATGAATCAATTGAGTTTGTTGCTGTTGACCAAATAAAAACAACAGCGTTATTTATTGCTCTTGCATCCCATCCTGTTATAGATGTATTTGAAGCGATATTAGAAACAATTAATGAAGCAGTTGTATTATTATCAGTATCGTATTGAATAGGACCAGAAATTAAATTTGAACCATTTATTGTTATACCAGATATATATTGTCCAGTTGTTCCAGAATTAATAAATATTGCTCCGAAAGGCTTGATATTTGTATTTCTCAACCAGGTACCTGAAGAGCCTAGACTATTTGGTGACATTGCTGGCAAAATAATTGTCCCTCCCTGGAATGGATTCACCACAGCATAAAAAGATCCAGGAACCAATTGTGAATTATTGATTCTGTTTGTTAACTCTGAAGTTGTTACGTAAGTTAAATTTGAAAATGAAGCACCTGAAGCAATTTTAAATAATTGTCCAGTTGAATCAGTTGTTAATATTTGTTCTGCTCCATTTATTGTTCTTGTCGGAAGTGAATCAATAAAAACATTTGGAATTGAATTTATTGCAAAACTTGAAGTAACATCTGCACCAACATATTGAATTGCTGTAACGTTTGGACCACCAGCCATAACATTTGGACCTGATTTGAAAACTCCATTTGTATAATTAATTGTTGAACCTGTTCCAACTGCACATACCTGCCAGTTTGTGTCAGAATTTGATTTTGTGTAAAATATTCCATTAAATGGCAGAGGATTATACCTCCTCATTCCAGTAGCATTTGTTGTGCTATTGAAAACCTCAAGCATTCCATTTCCAGATACAGGATAAGGTTGTGCCAATCCAACAGAAGATGCTACAGCTTTTGTGTGATAAAAACCAGTAACCAATGAATTCAAATTTGCATCATCAGCCAATTGAACAATTGTTTTTGCAGTCCCCAGTTCAATTCCTTGAGTTTTTAAAATGAACTGATTTGTTTGGCCAGAAAATGAATTTACAAATGTCCATTCATTAGATATAAATGAACCAGCAGTAGTTCCTCCAGTAGCAATTACTTGAAAAAGCGCTCCAGAATAAATTACACCTTGTCCTGGTGAATAAGAACCATATGAGTTTGACCAGCCATATAGGCCAAGCAAATTTTTATCTGTTGTCTTATTTGCATAATTATCAGATATAGCTAACATAGCCGTTCTTCCTGATAAAGCTGAAATTAAATTTGCGTTGTTATCAGGAACATTTGCAGCGATTATCGCCCGAACCTGTGAAGTATTTAGTGGCATATATTATAAATTATTAAAGTCGTCGTTATAATCATCATTGAATTCACCAATCAAATAAATTGGTAAATCTCTATCTCTTGTACAAACAATTCTATTAGCAAATTTTAAATTTTGAGAAAAAGAATTGTTTGTATAAACATCAAGATCAACACCTTGAAGGTTTTCGTTTATTGTTGTTAAATTAGAATCACAAATAAATTGAATTATTCCATTTATATTGCCATTTTTTGTGGCCAATACATCAAATATTGATATGTTTTGCTGAAGTTTCATTCTTATTTAACTCTTTGTCCAGATGCATTAATTATTAATTCTTCCATTGATAAATTTCCAGAAACAGACAACAAATCTGTTGAAAATCCATCATATGTCATATTTGATTTAATTATCCTTTTCAATTCAATTACAGATGAATTCAGTGGTGAATTTAAGTATTGAATGAGGTTCACTCCAAATGTAGAATCAAGCTTATAATCGTTTGTAACCGAATTTACAAGGGCATAAAGATGCTCAATAGAGCTCTCTGTTAGTGTTAAATCACCAGTTGAGAAGTCTAAATCTCCCTCAGTTAACTTGAAATCAAATGCTTGTACTGCCATATTCTATAAATAGCTTTAATTATTGCAATGTACCTGTACCAGTTGTTGCTCCAGCTCCAGCAGGAACCGCAACTTGAACTGTTATACCTGGATTAACTTCTGCACTTAATATTGCCTGAGCAATGATTTGAGCCATCTGCTGAGAGTATAAGGTCTTTGCTTGTTCAGCATCAGTCTGAGTCAACATAGACTCTCCTAGAGCTTTTATT